ATTTATCTTAATAAGATAATTCTACACAAGAAAGACTGTTTAGGTTGTAACGGAGTTAGTGATTGCGCCAGAAGCTTGGAAGTTCACAGAGCAAGTTTCAACTTCGTTTGTTGTTGCGCCGAAATCTACGCTTGTGATGATTCCGCTGAATCCAATCTTCCTTGTGCTGTCGAGATAAAGTTCAAACGCTGCGTCAGCAGGGTCGGAAGCAGTCAACGCTTCGACAATAATTTCTCCAGCTCCAGTTGATGCGCCGGGTGCTTCGTAAAGCATTTCGAGCGAGCCACTTCCTGAAGTTAAACCACCAATAAAAGACTTTGCTGTGTCTCCTAGCTTAGTTGTTTCGTAGGTTTCTTTCTCTTCGGTAAAGCTCCAGTTTTGCACTCCAGCAACAGCAGCCACGGAACTGGCGGCGTTTTTGAATTTAACTGAGCCTTCCTGTCCTCTGATTGCCATGAGTTGAAAATGAAGGTTTGACTAAAGTTTAACCTTTTGTTGTGGTTGAGTCAGTTTTTTTTGAATTTTCTTGTTTTGCCTTATAACGTTGCTCGCAACGTCCATCCCAATAATTGATGTTTCGAACGCCTTTAACCTCTTCGATAACGTCAAGCATTTCTTCAGTAAATTCCATTAGGCCTTTTCCTTTGTGTTTATTGTATTCAATAATATCAATTTAATCAGCGTGTCTTTGTTGTAGGTGTGGGTCGTCCCTGCCATTCGTCGCAAATACCAATTCGGATATTGCCGCAAGCTCTTGGCATAAAGTTCTTCGTGGGTCGGGGATTTATAAACAAAAGGGCGCCCAATAGCATCAAGAAATTTTTTTATCATTTTTTTTGATCCTCGACGATTTCCTGTTTTTTTAGCATAGTGAAAGAAAGAAGCAATTTTTTATGGAGTTTCTGGATTGGCTTGTGATTGATTCAAAGCCCGAAAAAGATTTTTTGCTTGAGGTTTACAGCAGGCAAATTTTAAACAATAAAAATCACAAAGAAGTCGCGGAGATGTGCGTTAGCTTGTTACATCAAAACACAGTCAAAGATCAGATTATGTTTAAGGCGATTGAAAAAATTGGAGATTTAGAGGAAAAAGTTACAGAGTTAGAAATAAAAAAAGAGCGCCTTGAAAAGCGCTCTTGTTCTTTAATTGAAAAATTCCTGAATAGAAATTAAAACTGGTCGTCTGTTTCAATCTTTCTTGGGTTGATATTTCCATAACAACTTTCTCCGTCAGAGGAGATTTTTCCCTTCGCGTTAATGTAAATAACATCGCCGACCTCTTCCTGTCTTGTAACAGGATTCCAAACTTTCTTATCTCTTTTTATATATTTTTCATCCGCTGCCATTTTGTAAATATGGGCGCAAAGAGCATCCGCAGATTTTACAGGGATAGCAATCGACATCTGTTTCGGATTCGCGTCGGAATCATCAAAAGGATTATCGTTCAAAGACCATTTCAAAGTGAAAGGTAAAGCGGGAACGAACTCGTTAAAATCAGCCATTTAAGTTTTTTCGAATAAGGGAACGAATGAATTTGTTTGGTTTAATACCTAGTTGATCGCATTTTTTCCGCAAGGCTTGGGCCTCTTCGTCATCAGTTCGAACCGTAAAAATATTACGGTTGTAGGTCTGATTTCGTTCTTTTAATTGCTGGCGGATTAGTTCGCCAGAATGTTCGGCTGCCTCGGGTGACATTTATGCGCTCTGGTATTGGTCTAATAGTTGGGACATGTAGTCGCCTTGCTCTTTTGTTTGAATATGGCTAGGGGCCAAATTCTCGGAGCTGATGTTGAACTTCGCCTTATAAAGTTTTTTGGCGTGGTTCTTGTTATCTGCTGAAAGATGCGGATCAGCCAGCTTAACTTTTATTTGATCTAAAACTTTAGGATCAATACTTTCTTCTTTTTTTTGTGAAGTTTTTGGTGGCTCTGTTTTTTTATTCAGGCCGGACGGGCTGCGACTAAAACCCGTTTTCTTGTTGCTGCTGAAACTGGTTTTCTGTTGTGGCTTTTTGTCTTCTGTTTCCGGGTCGTCGTCGTCACATTCAAGACCAAGAATACTTTTAAGGCTGTAGCGCCTCGCGTATGTAATGGCGCCGCCCCATGCAAACATTTGTTTATGTTGCGGGGTTGTTTCAGGAAGCATTGGAATAAATAAAGGAATTTCGCCTTTTATTTCTTCGCCTGATACATGCCTAAGAATTGTAATAACCGTGGGCTGACCTTGTTCGGAAACTCCAAAAGGTTGTGAAACAAAAAGGCCATATTCAAGCAAGACCGGATTGAGTTGGTCAAGCGTCATCTGCAAAGGCAAATAAGAATAATTGTGCGCCGGTTTCGTGTTGATTAACTTCGGCGCGTTTTTCTTAAATTCGATTAATGCTTCGTTTAATGTTTTCGGTTTCTGTTGGTTCGGCATTGTCTAGACCAAGGGACTTCTTTAGTATACCTAATGAATCGAAAGCGTCAACTTAAACGGCTTTCAAATGTTGTTGAACGTTTTTTAATTTTTTTATGTAGATGTACGCGCCCGGATGTTCGCCTCGTTTGCAATATCTTTTTTCATTGGAATTTTTTGCAACAAGTGAGTCGTCTTGTAAAACTGTCCCGCCCGCCTTTTGGCTTAGTCCGTCATAAGTGCTTCGCTCCAATTTCTCAAGGTCGCCATTACTAACGCTTGTTACATATTTAGGCGCGGATGGTTTTAAGCGTTGCGCGTTCTTGCCTGTTCCGTAATGCCTCTTAGGTCGAGGGAAAATAAAAATGATCGTAATGTCAACAGCGTCTTCAATAATTGGCCCATGATAAAACTTTAAAGCGGCTTCTCTGACGTCCTGCCTCCACGGCTTGACGCGTTTACTGCTTTCAATCATTACGCCATTACCGACGTGCCTTTTACTTCCTTGAGGCGCAGGGATGCCAACAACGGGGATATAAATTAAACCCATTAAAAAAATTCCTGCTTATCTTCGAACTTTGCCCACGCGTCAGCCCATGCAAGCCGACAAGTTAAAGGGTCTTGGATTTCTCCAATAACTGTTTTACCGGGTCTGGACCAAACCGTTCGGCAAGCATCAACGACAATTCCATGATGATTTGCCAGCGCGTCAACGTAGCTTCCAAGTTGAGCATCGGTTGAATAAATGCCTTTGTTCTTTCCTTGTGTTTTTAAATCAATCAAAACAAGTTGATTCGCTGCGTGGTCGTATCCCAAAAGGTCCAACTGTCCGCCGACCGATTTCGAAAGATCACAAAGCATATACTCGACGGCCCACGGCTCGAAGCTTTTCCAATAGTCGTGATTCATTAACGGCTCGACCCATTCTTTGAAATCTCCGGGGTCTGGTTTTGGATCTCCCAACATTTTCTGTTGCAATGTCCAATGAACGTGAACGCCGCGAGGTTCCCAAACGTGTCGATATTTTTCGATGTTTGCCATCGCCGCGGGGCTTTTATCGTTGCAAGCCTGAGTTGTTGAAAAGGCCAACCATTCGCCGGTAGGTTCCCAACAATATTTGTGCTTTGCTTCGTCTCGAAAAATTGGCAGCGGGTCAAGTTTTAATCCTGACCATGCGTTTGGTTTTCTGGTTAAAGCGTGGCAATGTTGCCATTTTGCGAACGGGTTTGTTTGGTTCATTAATCAATTATTAAGGGGGGGGGGTGTAAGTAGGAAAAAGAATCAAAACAAAAAAAGAACTTCGGCTTTTCGTCCTGACTTTGTTGGCCTCGTTATCTTCTTTAGTATTAAAGACGGTTTTGCCTTCGGGTCAAATATCATCCGACAAGAAAGTTTTTTGTCTTTCACTAATTCATTGACGCGAGCGCAAACAGTCGCAAGGGGCAAACCTGTCGCGGTTGCAATTTCTTCTCTTGTGTATCCTTCTGGGGCTAATTCAACAGCATTTAAAATCGTTTGTTGTCCCTTTTTTATTTTGGGTTGAATAGCAATTGCTGCTTCAATTGATGTTTCTGTTCTGTTGTGCGGTGCGGTGGGTTTGTCGAACAGGTCTGTTTGGTTCATGTCTCTAAATCTTTAGGGTCAATAATTTCGACAGCCTCGCCAACGGGGAAATGTTCCCGAGCAAGATTTTTAAATTGAACGCCTATATATCCATTAGGAAACGACGTCGGGTGATTGTTTGCTGTTGCGATTTGTTCCGCAACTCCGGGGCTTAATTGGTCGAGGTCTTTAGGCGTCCACATCGGAACTTCTGGGTTCGCGGGGTTTGGTTTTATTAATCCATCTTTTAAAAGACGGATAATCGTCGAGCGTTCGAAAGCGGGTTCCATTAGTTTTCAAAACCTCCTGCTGCTGTAAAGACCCGAGACTGTAAAGCGGACGGAGCCGGCTCCTTGCTGGCTTGTCCGCCGCCGTTAATCTTCTCGTAGTTGGCAAGGGTTATTGAAGACCAAGGACCACGGGGACCGCCAACGATGGCCAATTCAATCTGAGCAGAAACAACAGCGTCGCCATATTTCTTTTGTATATCAATCAAGCCCCTGTGAAGTTGTTTCCATGAAGCTTCACTTTTAGCGCCTGACTTAACCGACCAAAAGAAAGCAATTCGCTCCGCGTGTTTTGTTAATAAGAAAGGAATTAATTCTTGCTTGAATCGAAATTTTGAAATTTTATTTTTTACCTTTTTATTATTAATTATAGTTTTATTATTAATAGGTAAAGGCTCCCCTTCTTTCTGACCTTCCTTTGTCTGTGTCGCCTTTCCCAAGTTAGCACGTGTGTCAAGGGCTATAAGACCCTCATTTATGACGTGATTGATAAACCCATTGCTGGACATGTATGAGGGCTTAATCAGGTTGCATTCGTCGATCAGATTGCAATCAATTCGAATCGGTTTTGTTTCCATTTTGGTTCAGATTGTTTCAGTGGTGAAGTATTCCGATTACATAATGCCACACGTCGGAAAGTCGTCAATACATCAATTGAAATATTGTTGCCAATACCTGTATACTAAGAATAGGAGCAATAGGACTTTTCCTACTTTTGGGATACAGGGTTCTTATTTTTCCTACATTCCCCCCCCCTATCACCGAGGCTGAAATGCCAACGTCTAAGGCTTTACAGATTCGCGCTCAATTATTCGAGAGTCATGCCGATCCGTTCTTAATTGCCGCCGAGGCAATTGAGAGAAGTGATCGGCTTTATAATGAGCTTATTCGAGTTCAAAAGCGAGAGCTTTCACCAAAAGTTTGCGGATCGTGCTGCTCTGAGATTCCCCAGACTTAACAGCGATTTCTGCAATTTCGTTTTTTATTTCCGGCGTCACGCTGACCTGAAGAACTTCGCTCCATAATTCCGACCCTTCAGGCTTCCTTGGCATTTCGCTATTTTTCGACCAACACTTAATTAACAATAGTAATTCTTCTCGCCTTTGTTCGGCGAATGTAATGCGCTCAGAATTGTTCATCGTCGTCCTCTAGTTCTTCTGTTTCTTCGTCTTCAAAGTATTCGGGTTCATAAATGTTTTCTACGACATGATCGCCGATTCTCATAAAACGATAAGGATTAAATCTTTTCATTTCTTCCTCCCTCTTAACGTCTTTCTTGTTTCAGCAATAATTTGTTTGGTAATTGAAATCTGAGAAAAAAATTTCTTCTCATGTTTCCTGTAAAACTTAAGGCGTTCAAGTTCTTCTTTTAACTGTTTTTCGCTTGCGAAACTCATTGGTTTAGGTTTTTTCATTTTTAAGATTTTCAATGTTTTCGTTTAGCCGTTCTAGTTCCTTGACTATTGCGGCGCACAAGTCATGGTTTGAATCGGCGTAAGCAATCATTCTTTTTTCAAATTCGGTTAATGGTTTTTGCCCGTACACGATAGGTTCCGGTTTTTTTTGTAAATAATTTTTCATTAGTTCAGGTTCAATTTTTCTTGTACGGCGGTCAGGACGTCCGGCGGGAGGCCGTCGTCTTTAAAGTGATTAGTTCCATAGCAGAATTTAACGCTGCCCGTTTGCTCGCCTTCTCTCAGCCATGCGACGGTGTAAAGAATTGCGCCGCTGCTGAGTAGATCGCTTGTTACGTTAATGTCGATTTTTTTCAGTTTCATAGTTAAAAAAAAAGGGCCATCTGACCCTTAGTTTATTAGACGGCTTTTTTTGGATTACTTTTTACGAATTTTTGAGCGTCTTTCTTTGTGTCGAAATAGCCCATAATTTCATAAGTCGGTGAATCGTGCTTGAAACTTTCGTCGTACTCTTTCCAGATTTCAAAAGGAGAACGGTTTATTCTCCATTTGTTTTCCGGGTGGTTTAGGTCGTGCTTGAAAACAATAAAGAAAGGAGTCATCTTTTATGCCTCGGTAGAAATTACTTGACGGATTCCTTTTTTAACCGCTGCTCTTTTGTAAGAATCAAGCGCTTGAAGTAAGCAGTCCGCGCCGTGGAAAACTTTTCCGAATGGAAGATTACGCCCGCCGATTGTTTTGACTGTAACGGTGCAATTTGGAAACTCGCCTTTGCTAACTACAACGCAAAGATTTTGCTTTGCTGAGATCTGAAATGTGTATCCGGTGATTGTTTCAGAAGGCTTTGTGATTTCCATTGTGGTTCGTGTTATTGACTCCTTTAGTATACAAATGAATTTAGAACTTGTCAACAAGCAAAAAAAAAAGGGCCATTTGGCCCTTACTTTATTTTGGTTAGCCGAGGCTGCAAGGTAGGTAGAAAACGTTTCCATCTTCTGTTGTGTTTGCTTGCCAGCGGCTCCAGTGGTTGATGTCGGTGTTTGCTTCGATCAACGCGGTTGCTGCTCTTTCTGCTAAGTGCTGAACATATCCGAAAGCTTTAAAGGTTTGGATCATGTAGTTGCGGTCGATGCCCTTTGTTCCTTTTGCTGCTTCGACTGCGTTAAGGATGATCCAACACGCTTTCTTTGCTCTTGGCTTGTTGAGGTTGAAGAAAGTGTTCATTGTGGTTCGTTTGACTGACTCCTTTAGTATACATATTAACTAGCAGGGTGTCAACTATCCAAAAAAAATGGCCCCGTATCGTGGGGCCAGTCCGGTTAGTTAACTCGCCGCGGCTAACCCGCGCCCACCTTCGTTCGGGTTTGAGGTGGCAAAAGCGGCGGGCCTTGTGTCGCTCCGCCTGACTTGCTTAGTATACACATAGGAATAATTTATTGCAAAAAAAAAGAGCCTTTCGGCTCTGTTTCTTTTTTATCCTGCGGATAGGATTGGGGCCATTGAATATTGGCCCATTGGCCAAACCATTTCTTCTCCTGAAAAAACTTTAACCCCACGGCGTAGAACTTCGCCTTTGTCTGATCCGTCTAAAGCTTTTAACCAAACATTTTTGGCTGTTCTTCTTTCGACGGTGTAGGACCATTTACAATTGTGATCACAGACTGAAGTAGCTGTGTATGTTTGGCCAACTGTGAATGTTTGAGTGTTCATTGTGGTTCGTGTCGCTTACTTCTTTAGTATACATATAATAAATAAAACTGTCAACAGTCAAAAAAAAAGAGCCTTATGGCTCTTAGTTTGATTTAAAGAAAACGTTGTAACCGTTATTTTTCAACCAGCCGACGGCCCTTCCAGAATCACTTGCGTGATAGGTGATTTCGGTTGTAGCTCGTCCGCCTAGTTGCTCAAGACCTCTGTAACCTTTTGGGCTACATGCTGAGAGGACGTGGTTTGTTGAACCAAATCCGCCTGTCCAAAGAATTAAATCGGTTTGATTTTCGTTCATTGTGGTTCACTGTAACTGACTTGCTTAGTATACACATAGGAAAATAAACTTGTCAACTAATCGGGTGTCTATTGTCCCGAATATGTTTGAAGCCTTCGCTTTCTAATCGTCTTTTAACTTCGGCCCTCATTGTCGGGGCGTTTACTTTCTGCCTGAACTCGGTCCTGTTTTGAAAACGAACGATCTTTACAAAATGATCGCTTAAATTTTTATAGGGATAAAAATCCACTTCGAAACTTCCGTCGCCGGATAATAATCCGGGGCCAAGAATTGCGGGTTTGTTCATTCTGTCTCTAAAGGATTGGGTTCGTGTTGGGTCTTCTTTTTTGGTTCGACGGCGATCGACTTTTCTCATAGTTTGAATTTTTCAGTTTGTTCGTAATATTCGTCATGGAAAAAAGCATTCTCCGCGATGGCTGCGCGGTCTTGCATTTGTTCCTCAACAAGTTTTGCCAAGACGAGTAAAGATCCTAGCGCGTCAATCTTCCTTGAAACTTGCTTAATCTTCCTAAACTTTTCGGCGTCATTGTTTGGGTCGGAAGCCGTTTCGGCTTGTTCACGCGAAGCCAGCTCCAAACATTTCTCAACTCTTTGTAACGGTCGATCCTTCATTATGTCGGTATCGCGAGCATCGCGACCGCCAACAATCAACGAGCAAATTTGATTAATTGCCCTGATTTGGTTTTGCTCTTGTTTTTGGGTCATTGGTTTAAACTCCTTCGACTTTTTTGATTCGTTGTTGAGGTAGCCAGTCGGTCCTCGTTTTGCCCCTCCAAAGAATTTCGTAATAAGCGATTTTGTGGGTTTCTGATTTTCCCCTGCGTTTGCGCTCCCACATTTCGTGTTTGATAACAGTTCCTATTGTGGAATCTGGGTGACAGGGTGGGCGCTTTCTTACGAGCGTTCCGGGTGTGAATCTTTCGACGGTCATTTTTTGGTGCTCCTTATCTTCGGTTGGTTTAGTCTTGCCTTCTTGAATGTCCTTGTGATTCGTCTATTCGTGTTGGCCTCTATGTCGAAGCCGGGGCTGCTGAACTCTTCCCATGTCACTTCGTGTAAAGAAAGGCAAGTTTTGTTGATGTCGTACCAAATCGCGGTGGGTCTTGGAAACCAACCCGTTTCGTAATGAATCCCTTTTTTCAATTGACCAGAAACTCGTAATGCTCTCAAGTCTGAATGAGGAACATGTAACTTTCTGGCTGTTTCTTTTGTAGAAAAGATAAAGTCGTTTTCATCTTCTCTTTGAACAGTTTTTTTCGAAACAGGTTCTTTTTTCTCTTGAAGCAAATCTTGTCCGATTGTTCTTTCTACAAATGCGACGCTTAACTGTCGAAGTAATTCTTCGTCGAGTTGATTGGCGTCTCTTCTCCGGGCATGCAAAACAAGTCTTAAAAGCCTTTTAAGTTGGTCATTGGTTATACTCATTTGACCAGCTCCGCGCACGCTTTCTGGATTCCGGCCTGACAATCGGCCTTGGTCATGTTTGTTAATGATCCGTCAAGGGCGGTATAGAAGACCGCCGCGACGCATAGAAAGAAAAAAAAGTTTTTCACTGTTTGGGTTCCTGTAGGTTTAGAAATCAACCGCCATTGCCTGAGCAATGTGGTTTAAGAAATGGTGAACGTTACCGTTTGCGAAATCAATTTTTCTTAAAACAGTTTCGATCTTTTGGGCTTCTTCGCCCTGAGTTGTTTTGATCTTTGCAATGACCATATCGGTTTCGATAAAGTTCATTGTTCCTTGTGGAGCTGCTACTTCGTAGATCCTATTTTCAAGGTTCTTTTCGTCGAAGAAGCGATTGAAGAAAGTGTTCATGGTTCGTTTGGTTCGCTGACTTCTTTAGTATACAAACAAGAAGGGAAGTTGTCAACACATAAAAAAAAGACCCTTTTCAGGGTCGTTTTATTTAGAAGTTGTAATCATGCTTTGCTCGCCATCCTTTACCTAATGCGGTTGGATTGGAGCAATGACCTCGGCACCATCTTCCGTCCTTCCTTAATCCGAATCTCATAGTCCCGCCGTTTTCGTTTCTGGTGATGTCGTACTTAAGCTCATTTTGATTAGTGCAATGGCCGACAAATCCTCCGGGGATGATTTCAGGTCTTGAACCCTTATTCAATTTGTAATCATCCATTTGAACAGTTACAAATTTTTTGGTTCTTTTGATAACGGTGCAAGGGTGAACGTCAGAGTAGTAATAAACGGCTCCTTGATCGCCTACTTGTGGATCGAATCCGTGTGTAACGTTTCCCATTGTGGTTCGTTTGATGATTGACTTCTTTAGTATACATATAACTCTGGGAGCTGTCAACAAGGCAAAAAAAAGACCCCTTTCGAGGCCGGGTGGTTTACTTGTCGGTTTCGAGTAGATAGAACTCTGTCCATTCGTTCTCTTTGATTAACCCTGCTTTTGTTTGTGTAACGCCGAAAGCGCTTTTGAGTCTGGCGGCTACAAGGTCAGGGCGTCCGATCCAAGTGTGAGCATCCCATCTTTCAATAGGTTTGCCAGAAATTGAAATACCTAAATCGGCTTCCTTTCTTTTGCTGACAAGTACGTGGCTGTATTCTCTGGCGGTTTGTCTTTTTAGAACTGTGCCGTCTGGAGTAGTGACAGTTACGAATCTTTTGGCCATTGTGGTTCCTGTAGGTGACTTACTCCTTTAGTATACAAACAACTCTAGGAGTTGTCAACACATAAAAAAAAGGACCCCTTTCGGGGTCGCTTGGTTTAGTGAAGCTTTTGGAAGTTCCAAGGGTCGTTTGTGACTTTGGCGACTTTTACTTCTCTGGTCTTTTTTGTTCCGTCAGCATAAACAAAAGCGACTGAAAGCTTTGATTTTGCTTTAAGCATTAGATCAGGACGGCCACACCAGTTTGTTTCGTAGCCGTCTGTTACTGCGTGGGTGTAGACCCTGTTTGTTGTTCTTTGGATGGTTGTTCCATCTTCGAAAGTTGCAGTAATTTTTCTTGTCTTAGCCATTGTGGTTCGTGTAAGTGACTTACTCTCTTAGTATACATATAACTTTAAAAGGTGTCAACTAATTCGCAAAAAAAAACGCCCCGCGCAGATTCGGAGCGTTTGTTTCCCTTGTCCTGTCTTATCTTGGCGGAGTTTGGCGACCTGTCAATTTATTAAAAGACTTTGATGCCGGCCAACACATAAGTATCGTCTTGTTGGACTTGGGAGATGGGAAAAATCAAGACTTCCATCAGTCCTTGTGAATGGTTTGTTCACAACTGATCCTCTTTTCGATTTAATCGTCAAGATTCCCATTTCTCCGTCTCGGTATTTATTTATATTCCATATTCTCCACATCAATCTAAAACGAGTAAAGCCGCCACCTTTTAGCGCTTCTTCATATTCTTCCTGAGTTGGCCCGGGGTCATTAGCCCAATGGTTTATGTACTCGTGAGCTTCTTTTAATGTCATCCCTTTTTGGGCTGGTTTTGATTTAGTTCTTTTTTTCATTGTGTTAAAAAAAAGCCCCTCGGATGAGGGGCGGGTGATTTAGAAAATAGCTGCGGCTGCGGCTGTGATTCCTAGAAGGATTAAGGCGGCGTTCAATTTCTCGGTAAGAATTTGAATCGTTTCCTTTTGGTCGTCAATCAGTGGAAGAGCCTCGGCAAGAATTTCAGCCTTAGTATTCTTCGCGGTGATTGTTGTCATGGGATTAACTCCGGTTCGGGTTGGTTCGGCAAGTAACGAGCTTGCTTTATTAGTATACATTAAAAAGATCCCCTGTCAAGGAGATCTTCAAAAAAGATTTACGGCTGTCAACTTTTTACCGGTTGACTTCGGGGGAGCCTTGTCACGAAGTACAAGGGACAGCCCTAGCCGTCCCCTGACCTTATCACCTTTTTATGCCCCTGCAATCCTCCGGGTTTGTCTGTCTGATACCTGACGACCTAAACCTGTATTTGCTCCGGCCTGTCTTCCTGCTCTTGCTCCAGCTCCACCGGTTGTAAATCCTGAGCCTTTTCTCAACTTCGGATATTTTTGATCTCTTAGCGAAAGCGCTTTTGTTTGTTCGATTTCATTTTTGCCTCGAACTTGAATCGCTCTGACATTAATCTTTTTACCTTGCTTGACTTCGCGCCTTCCGTCCTTTTCTTCTGCCTCTTTCATCTTGCTCAATCTGCTTTGGATTTTCCAAGCCCAATTTTTTCTGAAGCTTGAATTGAATGTTGCATCGAATCCGCCGCGTACTCCTTTCCGTTCTTCCTTTAATGCTCTTTCACATGCTTCGATCAAATAGGCTGAATACAAATCGATCTGTTTTCTGTTTCCTCTTGTCGCGAAGATGTCAAAGCATTTTCCTTTATAGCTGTTTCCGATAACTAATTTTCCATTGAAGAAATCAACGCAAGCGCTAACGATAATTTGTTCATGTGGTTTGACTCTTGAAAAATGCTGATGGCCTTTTTCATCTGTCCATGTCCAATTGATCGCCTCTTTCAATGTTGGATCTTCGATCCCTTCCCCAACTCTTTTTTCAAGTTGGTCTTTCGTAATTCCGCGCTTTAAAAGTTGCTCTTCAAGTTTTGCTTCTGCTACTGCGCTCTCATTTTTATTCGTGCTGTTGGTCATTCCCAACAACTTAGATAAGAATTGAAACGAGTCGGTCATGTTGTTCGGTTGGTTCTTTTCGAAAAGTGTCAGTGACGAGCTGACTTAATTAGTATACATCTTTATCTATTGGCTGTCAATTATCCTGCGGACGTCGTTCCATCTCTTTTAATCTTAATAAGAATCAGTTTGTTTCAAATTTAATCAGTGCCGTCTATAGTGACAGCATGGCGAAAAAGCCCGCAAAAAAATCAACAAATATTGAAATAGATAAGCGCGTCCATCGTGTTTATGATCTTTTATTACGCGGACATAACAAGACTCAAATAGTCCGATACTGCGCGGAAAATTTCAAGGTTTCACTTCGACAGACAGAAAGTTATCTCCAGAGGGCGCGTGTACTGCAATCCATTGATTGTGAAATGGAGAGGCCAGCGTTCTTGCTTGCCGCAATAGCACGCCTTCAGGATTACGAGCGCCGAGCTTCAGAAGACAATAATCTTCTCATTGCTATGAAATCTTTGGAGCTTCAAGCCAAGCTCCTACGCTTTGAAATGTCTGTATGAGTTCCCTTGTTGAATCAGTCTGTAAGAAAGAAAGTGTTTTTGATTTTATTACTCCGCCAGATCCAACACGTTCGGCCGATATTTTAAAACGAATACAAGCGGATCTTCATACAGGCCAAGCTCGTTTCTTTGAAGATACAACAACGGAAATTCTCGGGCTTTGTGCTGGTTATGGATCGGGAAAAAGTTTCGCCTTGTTTGCGAAATGCGTTCAGCTCGCGATCTTGAATATGGGATATACCGGATGTATTTTTGAACCGACCAATGTTCTTGTGCGCGATATTTTCATCCGGGGCTTTAATGAATTTTTAGAGCAATATGGAATTTCTTACAGCTTCAGGGCGTCACCGTTGCCTGAATATACTTTGCACTTAGAAAAGCCGACGACGCTTCTCTGTCGGTCCTTTGAAAATTACAACAGGATCGTTGGTTTAAATCTTTCGCATGTAGTTTGCGACGAGTTGGACGTCGTGGCAGAGGCAACTTGTCAGCAAGCCTTTCCAAGAATCCTTGCACGTTTAAGAGATGGAAATGTGAGGCAATTTGCAGCCGCTTCAACTCCTGAAGGTTTCAAGTTTTTTTATAACACTTTCGGAACAGAAGAAGCACAAGCGCGAACAGATCGGAAGCTTGTAAAAATGACGACTTACGAAAACAAACATTTACCGAAAGATTTTATCGATCGTTTAGAGGCCAACTATGAACCAGCTCTTTTAAAAAGTTATCTCTTGGGTGAGTTTGTGAACATCACGCAAGGTTGTGTATACACAAGATTCGATAGAGAAAAACATTTAACAACCGAGATACCCGACTTAACAAATGAAATAATTCACGTCGGGATCGACTTTAATATCGGCAAAATGTCCGGAATCTTGGGCGTTATCAAAAACGAAGAACTTTATATATTCGATGAGATTAGAGCATATGACACCGACGAATTGGGAAAAACTATCCGGGCGAAATTTCCCCGAGCCACGGTTTATGGATACCCTGACGCAAGCGGCGGAGCAAGATCTACTAATTCCAGCAAGACCGACATCCAAATTCTCAGCAACTACAAAATATATAACCAGTCCGGGGCGTCGAATCCGGCTATTGCTGACCGCGTTAATGCTGTTCAAGCATTGTTGGAAAATGGCAAAGGCCAAATTCGTTTCCATATTCATCCGCGATGCAAAGAAATGATTAAGTCCTTAGAGCTGCAAAGTTACGACGACAAAGGCCAACCAAGTAAGGATTCGGGGCATGATCATTACGCCGATGCTTTGGGATATGTCATCTGGAGGCGCTTCAATCCTTTACATCTAAACGCAGGAAAATCAACAGGTATTAGGATTTATTGATGAGTACAATTAAGATGATGTTCATAACGTCCAGAGGATTAACCAGTGTATAGCGGTTACAACATTTACGAGCATAGAAGACAGCCCAACGATGGAGGGATTGAGCAACCTTGTCAGGCTTATTTGGATCAAGAAGTTTATTGGGAAGTCATTGAAGATTTGCTAACAGGTTCGCAGGGCATCAGGGCGAAGCATCGAAAATATTTACCACAAATGGAGCGCGAGGACGAAAGAAGTTATGACCGTAGATTAAGCCGTTCTGTTTGTCCTCCTTATTACGAACGAATAGAAAAGCTATTAGCGGGGATGTTAATAAGAAAGCCGATTAGAACGAATGACGTCCCGCCGCGAATAATAGAAGATTTGTTTGACGTCGATATGCAGAATAATGAGTTGTCAGTCTGGGCGTATACCTGTGCAAGGACGATCCTTCGTTACGGACACGCCGGCGTTTTGGTTGAGGCCGACAAGGATGGCGGGCGTCCTTATTGGGTGACATATAGCCCGAGGGAAATTCTCGGATGGCGTTCAGAAATTATTGACGGCGCTCGCAAATTTACACAATTAAGACTTTTGGAAAAGGTCGTCGAACCTGATGGAGAATATTCAGAAACTATCGTCGAACAAGTTCGTTTATTAACTCCGGGTGCTTTTGAAATACACAGAAGGAACAAACAAGGTGAGTTCACTTTGCACGATGAAGGAACGACAAGCCTTTCTGAAATTCCTTTTGCCGTTGCTTATTCCAACAGGGTTAATTTCATGGAGTCGAGGCCGCCCCTCGGTGACGTCGCGCAACTTAACGTTCTCTCTTATCAAAATGGTTCTGATGTTTCGAACCAGCTCCATATTTCAGCAGTCCCATTTTTGTGTTTTTTCGGGTTCCCTCAAAGCGCGGAGGAAGTAAGCGCCGGGCCAAGTGAAGCGTTAAGTCTTCCAACTGATTCAGATGTGCGCTTTGTTGAACCAGAAGGAAAGTCTTTTGATGCACAATTTACACAATTAGATCGAATCGAAAAGCAAATAAACGATTTGGGCCTAGCGGCAATTTTGGGAACCAAGTTAAAGAATGTGGGAGAAAGTTCAAAAGCCAAGGAAATCGACAGGAGTCAAGGCGACAGTGTTATGAAAGTCGTGGCGCAACAGCTACAGGATTTGATTGATAACTGTCTGATGTATCACGCGAAATATTTAAACCTTTCGCAGTCTGGTAATTGTTTTGTCAATCGGGACTTCCTCGGTTCACGTTT